TGTACTTGCACTGGCCTAGATACTTTTCAGCATCTATTGTGAGACTGCCCAGATGGGATTGCAGGATTAATATTGAGGCTACTGGGTCAGGCTCTACCGCTTCGATACGAGCAACCCGTTCTGTGATAGTCTCAAAGGCTGGAACTGCCTCGCCCAGGCTGGCCGTGATAGGCTCATTCTGAGATTCTCTGAACTTTTCTAGATACCTTCGGACAGTACCTATTGCCACCGCCACGCCAGCCCCTTCAGAATTGTTGCGTATAGTTGTCCAGTCTGCCTGGTACTCTGGCAAGGTCTGCTGGGGATTTGCCTGGTAGTGGGATTGCCATTCGGCCACTGTGGCCTCTTTTGCGACCATTTTCTGTACCCCTACAATGTAATGTCAGCCGCTCTTGTCTCGACTGCAACTTCAGTATGAGGCCAGGCAGAGGTCTTGTAAACCCTTATACCTTATAGGGGTAGCGGTCATAGGCACCGCCCTGGTACGAGTCTCTCAGAGCGAGTGTAGGGGTCGTGGGTAGG